TCTTTCTCTATTATCGAAGTTAAACTATTAGTCGAGCCATTCATAACTTTCTTTTATAGATTACACTTTTTTCAGTGTAAAATGTTATTGATGCCAAAAGTAAAGAGCACGGGAGACTTTGAGTCTCTCGAGGTTACGGACGGAAGGATTAAGATTCACCAACGAGATCCAATTAAGCCTAAGGATAACTTTTATATAGAGGAGTTACCTTGGACAGATAAGCAAAAACGCTTTATAGAAATTTCACAGAATAAAAATACAAGACTTATTTTATGTAAAGGTCCAGCTGGAAGTTCTAAAACCTTAACAGCAGTATATTCAGCGTTAAATCTTCTAAATAACTCTAAAGTCTCAGATGTTATATACATGCGTTCTGCCGTAGAAAGCTCTGACTCTCGTCTTGGATTTCTACCCGGAGATGCAGATGAGAAACTTCATTACTACAATTTGCCTTTCATGGATAAATTAGATGAACTCCTCAGTGAGGAAACAGTCAAAAAACTACAAAAAGAAAAGAGAGTGTCTATTCATCCAGTCAATTTCGCTAGAGGTATGAGTTGGAATGGTAAATCTATATTAATGGACGAAGCTCAAAATAGTTCTTTTAGAGAAATAGTAACAGTATTGACACGAATAGGAAAATATTCTAGATGTATTATTATGGCTGACCCAATGCAAACTGATTTAAAGAATGGAAACCGAGGAGGTTTCGTAAAACTTTACGATCTATTTAATAACAAGGAGAGCCGCGATATGGGCATCCATACATTTGAGTTTAGCGAAGAAGATATCGTTAGGTCAGAATTGACCAAGTTTATTGTCTCCAAACTATCAGAATGTGATACTATTTAATTTGTTTATTAATTAAACCGGCTAAAACCGAGGAAAATTTCCTAACCTCTCTTTCTGTCTTGTCCCAGAAAAAAGCATGGGTGACCTCTTCAATTAGAGTGCTCATTTTTCGTCTTTTTTTAAGTTTTGGGTCTACTAGAATTTTAGGGTTATCAGCCTCAGGAGAGTAACATAAACCGTCAGCGTTGTAAGTATGGTGAGGTTTTTTCCATATCAATTCGTATTCTATCCCGTCTGAAGTTTTGAATTTGACATTTTCCATATCCATATAGATATACACTTTTTTTGAAAAACCTATATTTTTTAATAATATATTCTGTGTAATAATTAATATGAAGCAATATTGCCCTATTTGTGGTGCGGCTACAGAATACTCTTTTAAAAAGCCTAAATTTTGCAACTCTTGCGGACAATCTTTCGGAAGTGTTAGTAAGCTACCTGCTAAAAGGGTACTGAGGCCTAGCCCCGTCAACCCAATAGAGATTATTCAAGAGGAAGAGTTAGAAGAAGAATTTCAAGCTCCTAATATTCATAAACTACAATTTGATTTAGAGGGCTCATCTAATATAAGTTTAAATAAAATTCAAGATATAGTTGCAACAAACCAAGATCAATTAGAGGACGGCTACAAAAGGGAAGGGGACCCCAGCTATTCAAAAGAAACTTTTGCTCAAGATTTCTTAAAAGATGCTGGATCAAACCGCCGCCCAAATGCCGAAACGTAAAGCTACATTTGAAGAGTGTATTGAACAAATAGACTTGGAAATAAAAAAGAGGAAGTCCAAATGGAACTTGACGGCTTTGTCATGGATGGACTTTGATGACGTTTCTCAAATATTAAGGATTCATATATTTAGAAAGTGGCATCTTTATGACCCTAAAAAGCCTCTTAACCCATGGATAAATAGGATTATATCTAATCAAATAAAAAATCTTATACGGAATAATTATGGTAATTATTGCCGGCCATGTCTGAAGTGTGCGGCATCTGAATCTGGGGATTTATGTTACATTTACGGGAAGCAATGCGAGGCATGCCCTCTTTTTGCTAATTGGACGAGAACTAAAAAACAAGCTTATGAAGCTAAGCTGCCAGTATCAATTCACGAGCATGCAGCGGAACTTAATATGGCAGAATATACTCATATAGATATTCTATCTTTAATGGATAAACTTCATGAAAAAATGAAAGAAGTTCTTAAACCTGCAGAATGGAAGATTTACGAAGCTTTATACATCGATAACTTATCAGAAGAGAAAGCTGCTACTTTAATGGGTTATAAGACAAATGAAAAAAACAGGGTTCCGGGTTACAAACAAATAAAGAATGTTAAAAAATCCATCGTCTTAAAAGTTAAAAAAATTATTTCAGAAGGGGATATAGAGATATTATGAGCTCGAAAAATATTGAACTAAATGAAGACCAGCAGCTAGCTATATTAAAAGAGTGGAATAGCCGAAAAGATAATCCTCCTTATATTGGAGAGCTAATAGAACTAGTTTTTTCAGACATCTCTGAGGATCTAAAAGATGGAAGATCTAAATACGGAAGAGCAGTCAAAAAATTTCTAGCAGAGAAAAGTTTAAAAGCGAAGGTAACCAGTAAGCATTACCCAAAAGAAAAAATAGAACTTACAGAAGATCAAAAAGAATTTATCTCAAATAACTGTAGTGCGATGAAGCCTATGGAAATGGCTCGATTACTTTTTGAAGACGATAAGATGTCTGCATTAGACCTAAGGTATAAAGTTGTTACAGAATTTATAAACACTATCCCTAACCAAGTTAAATATTCTGATAGTAATGAAGATTCGCCCGTAGAGGGAGGATATGCTCCTCCTAAGTCAGAGTCTCGAGCCGTAGTGAGGGTAAACAAATATGTTCATAATGGAATAGATAAAGATAAAATTACAGCTAAAATTAAAAGAAATCTTTCTACTCTTATCGCTTATATGCATACTTTCAGATTCCTCCATCAAATTGGCACTTACGGAGTAGAGACTGATAGAGAGCTATTTGAAAGCAGTTTCGTTCGTTATACTTGGGACAAGTCTGACCTCTCTCAAGAGGAGGTTGATCAGTATATAGTTCTTTCGGCGGAAGTAGTAATTGCCTCTAACATTCAAAGACGTGTAGAAAGACTTCAGACCCTACTAGACCAAAACGCTGAAGATACTGAAGGCCGAAGAATGGCTATGAGCTTAGTAGAGGCTATTAACACAGCTCAAACTGAATATAATCAGTGCGTAAATAGGCAGACAAAATTACTCAACGAACTCAAAGAAAAAAGAAGCCAGCGGTTAAGTAAGGTGCTCCAAGAATCCGCCTCTATTTTAAACCTTGTAGAACTTTGGAAAGATGAGGAATCAAGGAATAAAATGATAAAGATAGCTGAGATACGGAAAAAGAATGTCTCTTCTGAGATAGAAAGACTTGGATCAATGGAGGACATTAAATCTCGTATAATGGGTATTAGCGAAGAAGAGGTTTTAAATGGTTAAATGCGCATCTTGTGGAAAAGAATTTGAAAAAGATAGAGGGCTCCACCTTCATCTGAAGGCTCATAAATTATCTATTGGAGATTATTACCACCAATATTATCCTCGTTATGATAAACATACAAATGAATTAATTAAATTCAAGAACAAGGAGCAATACTTTTCATCAGACTTTAATAATAAAAGGAATCTTAAAAATTGGTTAAAAAAAATTAAGCCCTCCGAAGCTCAAGAATATTGTCGAGATCTTTTAGTTAAAAGAAGAAAGGAAAAAAAGTTAGTTTATTCTCCCACTGAAGTAGAGTTGAGGACTTTACCTCTTCCTCCTATTCCTTTTTATGAAGAATTATTTGGGAGTTATTACAAGTTATGCGAGGAGTTAGGCTATAAAAATAAATTTGAAAAAACCCCTACTAAAAAAAAATATAGAGAAACTTTTAACAAAGACCATCTTATTTATATTGATTCGCGCGAACAAAATCCTTTACCTATAAATGATTTCCCTACGGAAGTTAAGGGGTTGAAATTTGGAGACTACTGTTTAAATGATAAGAAAAAGACTCGTAATACTTACATAGAAAGAAAGTCAGTTCCTGATTTAATAGGGACCCTTAGTTCAGGCCTTGAAAGATTTAAGAATGAGATAAACAGAGCCGCGGACCAAAAGGCTTATATGGTCATTTTAGTAGAAAGAAATCTCTCAGATTGTTTAGCTTTTAATCGGCTTAAGCACGTTTATAAAAAAAATACGAGAGTTACTCCCGATTTTATTTTTCACAACGTGAGAGATTTAATTCAAGAATTTCCTCACATACAGTTTCTTTTTGTCAACGGAAGGGACGAATGCGTAAGGATAGTAAAAAAACTTTTACTTTCCGGAGCCTTAAAAGAAAAATATGACTTACAGTTGGCATATGATTTAAAATTATTATAAATGTGGTATTGTCCTGATAAATATAAAAAACCTATCCCTAATTTAAATGAAGAACTTTTAGATTTAAAAGGGGAGCTGCCTGATAGGCAAGCTAAGATAACTTTAGCAAAATTTATGCGCTCTAATTTAGGCTTTACTACAGAGCTTCTGTCAGGAATCAAATTAGCATTGTATCAAGAGATTACCCTGAAAGCTTTTTTCAATCGTAATTTTAGCATGTGTGTTTGGGGCCGTGGTTGTGGTAAAAGTTTTATAGCTGCAGTATATTGTTTTCTTCAATGTATATTCGAACCAAGAACTAAAATTTTGATCGCTGGCCCGACCTTTCGTACGGCTAGATTTATATTTAATAATCTTGAGAAGATAGTAGAGTCTAAAGAAGCTCAAATGTTAGCTCATGCTTTTGGAGCTAAATCTAAACGTAATGACCAATTTGAATGGAAAATAAATGATGGGACAATAACAGCTATACCCTTAAGCGGGGAAAAGATTCGTGGTTTTCGAGCCAATATCCTAGTACTTGATGAGTTCTTGTTATTACCCGAGGATACTATCAAAACAGTCCTCATGCCATTTTTGGTTGCTCCTCAAGACATGGCAGAAAGAATAAAAATAAGAGAAATAGAAGACGGATTAATTCAGAAAGGAGACATGAAAGAAGAGGATAGGGTCCAGTTTGAAAACAATTCTAAAATGATAGCCCTCTCTTCAGCTAGTTTTAGTTTCGAGAATCTTTTCAAGACCTATAAAGAGTGGATGAACAATATATACTCTGAAGACATACAACAATCTAATTACTTTATTTCTCAAATGGCTTTTGACTCCA